TACCGCAGTTTTGACCTAACTGTCTTAAACCAAAGGTAAAAGGGGGACCAATAAATTGTAAACTATGTAAAGAGGTATCAGTCCATACCAATATTTGTCCTCTAGATCTCTCTGCAGCCACGATCCGTGATCCGTCAGCAATACGTAAAGAACCAGCAGTGTTTTCTGCTGTTGGTTGATAAGTGTTTCTATCTTCTTGATTTGAGAATCTTAATAGTAAATCATCTTGTGAATTTGTTGTGCCTATCGTATTTTCTGTGCCAAAAAACAATAAATGCCTATCCGGTGTAGAAACCAAACTTAATCTAGAAGCAGTAGGAGCACCAGTTATAGCTGTAGCTCTTGTAGACACACCAGAGGTAGGACTCCATTCAAAAGCTCCTCCATTTAAAACTGTAGCGATCAAAAGTTGACCAAAGTTATCTAATGACCATTGTCTAGCTTCTAGGGTCACATTTGATGTTGTAGAAGGTGTGCCCCAGGTGCTTGAACCCCATGTATCTGTGCCCCAACCAAAAGCTGAAGTAGAAAGCTCAGGGCCAATAGATATTTGATATTTAGCATTACCTGAACCTCCACCACCAGATGTGGATCCTGATGCAGCCGACGTAGTGGTTACGACATAAGCGTCTGAGTTGGCTACAGATGTTACCTCAAACTCTTTGTTCATATCTAGTCCGTCTATAGCAGAAAAAGAATCAAAGGTAACAAAATCTCCTTTTTGTGCACCATGACCTGTATCGGTAACAACTACAGATGTAGTGGCGTTAGTGGTAAATGGATTAGTCAAAGCTTGTGTTTCTCTAATAGGAGTTATGTCATAGGCCCTGCCCTCTTCAAAAACATACAGCTTTCTATCAGTACCAAATGCGTTGTATCTTGTGCCATCAAGAGCAATCCAAGCGTGTTGATCTCTAACCACACCGACTAATGTAGTTGAAAGAAACCTTTCCCAACCCTTTATTTTCTGTGCAGATCCTTGGAAGAATCTAACCATATCACCATCAGTCCACTTACCCTGACCAGTGTAGTCAGTCACTTCTTTATTAATACCTGGTGCTGGTCTAAAATTTACTAGGGGCATGAGGCCAATATATATAAATTACTCTTTCTTAGCAACTAAAGACCCAACATGGCCTTTAAAAGCTCGATTTCCAAAATGAGTTAAGGGCATTGCAAAATCGGCCCAGATCTCCCCACCGCATTCTTCTGTCCATAATCTTGAAAAGTAATAATCCTCAGATAAATATCTTTTTTGATTGAGCGTCTGATAAGGACCAACTGCGAATAAGTCATAACAATTGTCAGATTTATAAGAAACACCATTTACTATTTGATCTGTTTCGTATTTTCTGTCAGGAAATTTTTTAAACATTTTCCTAAATACCTCTCGCTTAACAAGCATCATACCTGTAGCGGCTTCATTCACTTTAAAAAAACCATTTTCTCCTTGTAAGTTGGTAGGATCATCAAAATTTACATTATAACCTAAAGCTCTGGCCTCTATATCGTCAGGTGTTGCATCAGGTAATTCTTCTAAAATTTTTTTTATTTTCTCTAAATATATGTGTTTTCTTGGATATATACCACAGGCAACATCTTTATCTGCGCATAATAATCTTTCAACATTACGCCATGTAAAACCAATATCTGCATCTATAAATAAAAGATGCGTAGCAACAAAATCTTTTTGGTCCATCATCATTGAGACTATAGTATTTCTAGCTCGAGTTATTAGACTCTCGTTACCCATGGTTTGTATACGCATCCCAACGTTAGTGCTTGGGGACATTGACCACTGTTGTAATTCAAGAACACCATGTAAAGTAGGTTCTGACAACATGCCGCCATACATCGGCATTCCTAAAAATATTTTAAAGTTTTTATCTTTTAATTCTTCTGGTTTAATCATTTGTTTTCTCCTCGTTTGTTTCTCTTAACCCATGCCATGGAACACATTTTCTATAATTAAAAGCCAAACTAATTCTCAAGTCTTGATCATTAGACTTAACTCTATGTAACATATCATCTTCAAATATTATTATATCTGAAAACTCAGGAATAAAATTTTTAGCGTGATTTGTATCAAAAATAATATTTGAGTTTTTTTCTGTTAAATAAACGACACCACTTATACATTTGTAAATTTCATGTTGATGGTTGTGAAATTCTTGATAATAATTTTTTTCATAAATGTTAATCCATGAATTGTAAATATATCCATCAAAAAACTTTTTAGTTTGTAACATATAATTATCTATGTGGGATAAAATATTAAATTTTAATTGTCTTAACTCGACAATATTCAAAATATTGTTTGTTAGATTATGTGATGTTTTAAGAGGACAATCATACTTGTGCTCAGTAAATTTATCTTTAAAAGATTCAATAAATTTTTTTGATTGTTGGCAAACCCCATCATCAAGTTTACCTTTGTAAATTTTACTTTCATATATTTGATAAAAATTATTTTCTGCCATAAAAAACTGTAGTTACTGATCTATCTCCTCTTGGGTTTATACCTATAAAATCATTAAAAAAATTATATTTTGTTCGTAAGTAAAAATAACAATCTCCGTTCCAATTGCCATTATCTAATACCAACGTATTTTGATAATTAATTTTTTCTATTAAAGCTTGAGCCACGTATAGTCGTGAATTATTATCACGAGGGTTATTATCAATTAAAATAAAATCAGCGTTTTTAAAAGAATCAGGCTCTTTTTTATAAAAATTATAGTCTAAAAAATTTATATGAATGTTTTCTATATTCCTAGACTTTATCATTTCTATCCATTCAGGTTCATCTTCATAAGTAATAACATTTTTAAATTTATTACTAAAATATAAAGTTGAATTACCAGAGCCAAATTCAACAATAGTTTTATCGCTTGTTTCTTGTTCTTCCATCCATTCTATAAAATCAAAGGTAAGTTGTGGAATTACTTTATTCATAGTCCTAAAGATTGTTTATTTATTTTAAAGTTTATAGCGAAAGAAATTCTTTCATGTTCTGGATTACCACACGCTCTAACACCATGTGGTAGATATGACGGAAAAAAAATTATGTCACCTTCTTGTGGTATATAATCAACCGTGTTCTCTATAATTTGAGGTATTAAGTGTTTAAAAACTATGGGAGCCTTATCACAGCAAACTTTATGATAATAAACCGCAGATGCACCGTTTAGTTCATGTATATGCTCTCTATTAAAATCGTTTCCTTTATTAATATTCAACCAAAAATTTGCAAGCATCAAACTTGGCTCTAATTCTACGGCACACTTTTGTGTAAAACTAAGTAATTCATTAAAACCAAAAGTAATATCATGACTTTGATAGCCCCCCTCATTACTACCTTTACGTCCTTTATCAAAAAGTAATATGTGCTCAATATGTTTATCTATAATATTTTTATCTCCCTCATATTTAGTAAGATAGGCAGAATCTTTAAATAATATTTTTTCAGTTAACATTTTGATCTATAATTTTATTGAGTTCATTTATAATTTTTTCTATTGATACGTAGGGCCCAATTAAAGGTAAGTCTGAAATTAAATTAGTTTGTTCTTTGTACCCAAAAGAATCTACACAATCTTGATTACGGTATAAACAAACTCCCCTCTTAAAAGTTGGTTGGTTAGACGCTATGTGCACCATTCCACCATCAACCGCTACAAAACTTTTTGCTTTCATAGCAATGTAAAGTAATTCTTTTTTGTCATGTATATTTGGATTTAAACTGTCAATATCTATAATTTTATAATTTGGAAAGCTTTTTTGAATGGCGTATATCAAATCTTTACAGTAATTGTTAGAAAGATGTTTTGATGAACCTATTTCACTAGTAAAGGGTTTTATTTTATCAGATAGTGCAACAAAAATATAATCGTCATCAACAAAGTTAAAACTATTAAACTTATCTTTATCCACTAACAAATAAGGTAAAGAGGTTTTGTCTACATCAATAGATTCACAATACGCCTCAACAAGGTTAGTTTTAGACTTTAAGTGATTTTCGTTATAATAATCTGCAACGTAAATTTTATCAAAACTTTTGTAAAGATTTTCAATGTCAATATCTAAATAATCATAAGCTCCTCTAAACGCTTTTATTACATGAGGCTGGTCTTCAAAGACTGAGGGTTGACCTGTTTCAACAAAAACTTTAGCGTCTAATTTTTCAGTAAGTTTTTTAATTGCACCAGATGCACAAAACACATCTCCAAGGCCTAGGCCAATTCTTATTTTACAAAGAATTTTATTCACATTAATCTTTTAAATTAGTACCTATGCGATCTCTCTTATCAAATTTATGATCTTTATAATCGCCTTCTTGATCAACATAATGTAAGAAAACAGTCATAAAATAATCATGCTCACAATATTCTCTCCAGTGTATTTTTTCCATGCCTTTAAAAATTATTGCATTGTTAGGAACCATAGGAAATTTATAATCGATACGATATCTGTTAAATTTTTTTCTAGAATTATCATAATATTTATAATCAGATGTGTCGTCCACTTCACCTACAAATATTTCATAAGGCTTTTCAACAGGGTCAGACCCCAAACTTAAAGCAACTGTGTATTCACAAGAGGGTCTATCTGTATGCACTGGTAGGTCAGACAGTCGATCATAAATTCTAAAAAAAGAATAAGTCGGAAATAATTTTTTTTGTACATTTTTTTCTACAACAGGGGTGCTTAAATCCATCAATGATTCCATCAAATAATCATTATAATGTGATATGAAAGAGTTAGTTTGAGAATCATTTCTCAAAAATTGAGGATTTTGATATTTTAACAAACAATAATTATGAACAACAGTTAAGATTTCTTTAGGTAAAAATTCTTCAATAAAAATAGGCTTCATTATATTACCCATGCTACTAAAGCATATCTAGTGCCCTTTGTAATTTGATTTACTTGGTGTGGAAACATAAAGTTTGAAGGAAAAATTATTGCATCTCCTACATTTTGTGGCATTTGTATTTCGCCTTCCGGCAAATCAAATTTAAATTCACCACCTAAAAAATCGTTGTTTAAGCATATGGATATCGATGCGTGTCGATCGGAAACTTTGTGTCCCATATCTACGTGATATTGATATCCTGCTTTATATTTATTATGTTGATATTTAAGTAGTTCACATGATGATATTTTGTCAGCATAGAAATGTGAGTATTTATCTTTATAATAACCAACGCATTCTAATAATTTTGTTTGAATAAAATTAGAGCATATCCTTTCACCAAAAGTTTCTGGTCTCATAACATTCCTAGTTTTACAATTTCTTACTTCTTTGGCTAAACCGAGCCCTGTTGTTTGTGCATCTACATAATTATAATCGAAATAAGAAATAATTTTTTTACAGTATTTTTCGGGAATTAATTTTTTTACTTCTAGTATATGTTCTCGCATATTATTTGTTCACAGAAAACTTAGTAAGTTATACTGTGTGCAGCAAGATAATCTGTTCTCGCTGTGTTAGCAGCCGTAGTTGCGGCTGTTATTGCTGCAGAATCATCTTCTGCTCCAGCATCTGAATGACTTCCATATGTAGAATTATAAGTGCTTTGCCAAGTATTTTGAGCTTCAGCTCTAATCACTACATTTGTAGCCCACTGAGGAAATGAGGATATAGACTCATTGTCTCTTGTGTCGGTAAACTCTATCTGTCCAGTGTTTGTTGTAGCATCCCATTGTAAGGCATGAATATTAGAATCGATCTCTGTATGAGATCTAATATTTAATTGAATATTGTCATCTAAATATACGTCTGACTCAGTATTTCCAGTGCCTTTTGCTGGTCCATCACCTGTAAGGGGGCCTGCAGCATCAAAAATTATTGTGATTCTACTTTGAACTGTTGTGTTGTTTACGGTTGTTGCCATTTTTTTTCACCTTTTTAGTCATAGCCTTCTTAGGCTTCTTCTTAACTTTTACCTTATTATTGCTTAGTTGTAAAATAGTTTTATCCTCAAGATTAGGATCATTAGTATCAATTGCTTTTTGATGATCGCCTATTAATTCAAAAATAGATCCTGCCGTAGCCATCGCTTTTTGTGCATCTCCACTTTGTGCTAAAACTTTTGTCATTATATTATTCGATTGAACCATTTCGTTTCTAAAACTTTCAGTTGCTGCTGTTGTTTGGGATATTTTTCCTGAATTTTCTACTAAAAGTAAGGGTAACCATGCTATAGAACAACCCCATTCCTGTACATCCAACCCTGTTTGAGGGTGTTTACCCTGAAGCATATTATACCATATGCACCGATGTTTTATACACTTCTTCTTAAGAAGAGGACACGTCCCATCGGGATCGAATATTGGCATTAATCTTTAGCGGCTACTATAACGTTTGCGTGTTTTACGTCCATTGATGGGACTGCAAAGCTTGAGGATGCGGTAGTTGCACTACTTAAACTTCCTGTAAATGGGTGAGTGTGAGAACCACCACCACCTGTGTTTGGAAAAGCTTCAGTGGCAAAACCTGGATTAGTAGGTTCAGCTCTTCTTCCCTGAAATGCAGGGTTCGCGAAAGATCTTAGAGGTGCGGGGTTTTGTCCTGGAGTAGCAGTTTTAGTTATTGCGTGGTTGTGACTTGGAATTTGTGGTGTTGTCAAAGTTGTAGATCCAACTGTACCGCTTAAACTTCCTGTGACGGGTAAACTTTTTGATTCTGTAGTTTTTGAATCTGAAAAAACTGTTTGAAAAGTATCAGCACCGCCTGTGCCTCCACCTGTACCAACAACAACTCTTAAGGCAGCGTTACCTAATGCTGCAGTTGTATCTTGTGTCCAACCCGTTGGTGCGGATGCTTGATAAAAAAGTTGTTTTGTTCCAGAGGGAAAAGCCTCGATGTCAGTAAGATTAGCACCACTACCTGTGTATGTTGTAGCAGACACTGCACCATTAGTTCTAAGAATAATATTACCACCACCAGCAGTAACAGTATCTTTAAAAGTAGTAGTACCTAATAAAGATGTTGATACTTCAACATTAAAATCTGAAGAACCATCACAGTAAACTCTTGAGTATGCACCTTGTGTTACCAAAGCACCATTAGCTGTGTGACCTGTAGCTGCTATGGTTAATGTTTGAGAACCTGTTGTATTGTTAAAAAATAAATATTCACTTTCGACCGCTGGAATAAATACAACTATGTCGCCTGTTAATGCACCTGTAAGCTCAATAACTTTATTTGAAGACTCAGCAGTGTCAGAGGCATTTGCTGTAGTCAAAGTAATATTAGCTGAACCCGCTACAGATTTTGATAAATATCCTGCCGCAAAGGCATCTAAAACCTCTAAATTATTATTGGTATTTGTGCCCCATGTATTGGCGTTTGCGCCAGTAGCCATGAGTTCTAATTTAAGTCTATCTGAATATGTGCTTGACATGATTTATACCTTTCTGAAATATATATTTTTTGTCATGCTGCGTCAACCTCTGTCCAAGTATTACTTGCTCCAGTTACCACATTGGCCCATGGGGTAGAGAAGGCATTGCCTGAAACAATAGTTAAATCCACACCTGTTACGTTTACCAAAGCCTCAGCTATAGTAGTTGGTGTTCCTTGAGCAAAACTTAACGCTACAGTTGAAGGGCTTACTATTACACCCGTGCCCACTTCTACAGTCTCTGTGCCTAATGCAAAGGTACTTGATAAACTACCTAATGTGACTAACGCATCAGCCTCTGCAGTCAAAGTCCCTAAAGCAGACGACATGGCAACAGATGGTGCATCTACTTGTGTAAAGATGTCAATTGTTACTGTCCCTATGCTAAAGTCTAGTTGATCAGAAGGTGCTATAACTCCGACATTACCTTCACCAGTTATACCTGATGCACCAGATAACGCTGCACCTATTGTTAAGCTGTCAAGTGTTTGTACTGCAGTTCCTGTTTGTGATGTAGTGCCTAAAGCACTTGTCATGCTAAGGCCGGTGACAGATACAATAACACCTGTTCCAACTTCTTGTGTTGTTGTACCTAAAGAGGTAGCCATTGTCACTCCAGTGACACTAACCTCTTGAGTTATATTTTCATTCCATGCAAACGAGCCCCAAGTATTTCTGCCCCAACCAGCGTCTACTGTGCCAGATGCAGTCTCATCTCCTGCAGTAAAAGCCATAGACAAACTTGCAAGAGTAACTCCTGTGCCCTCCTCTATGCTTAATGCGCCTAAACTAAATGTGGATGAAACACCTGTTAAAGGATAAATTGATTCAGCCTCACCTGAGGCAGTGCCTAAAGCTGAGGTTATTTGTAAAGAATCTAATGTGACTACAACGTCACCAACAAATGACTCAGTGCCTAATGCAAATGTGGAAGAAACACCCGTAAGGGTTACTGTTACAGAACTTTGTTGTCCCCAGAAGCCTTGCCCCCACGTGCCCTCATTCCAAGCATCTGCCATGGTAATGACTCCTTATATTAAGATAATCTTAATATAGCACTTGATGCATCGTTTGTTGGGAATGCGATTGTAAATGTACCGTTTGTTGATGTCTTTACTGCACCAAAATCTAAAACTGCAATAGCTGCATTTGTATTTGCTGATGATCTATTATAGATCAAAGCTGCTTGAGCAGAAATAGTTGCTGAAGTAAAACTTACGTTTGCAAAATCAACGAAAGCTGTAGAAGCTGTTGCACTTGTTTTTGTCAAGCCGATAGTTGGACTTGTTAAGGTCGCTCCACCTGCTGCATATGTTCCTGATGCCCCAACTTCGTTTGATGTTGAATAAGCTGTGGTGTTTCCATTTAAAGTTGCAGAGCTTGTGTAGAGAGCAAGATTAATTGTATCATTATCGATATCATGATCTCCCGCTAGCAACTCCTGTTTAAAGGATGCACAGACTGCTTGGTTTATTGTCATAATTTATGCCCTCCTTAGGCTTTTGGGTCTGCTGACGGTAAAGGTACTCTCAGTACACCATCAGTATACTCATCTCTTCGTTTACGTCCCATTTGCTCATTAGCAAAAGCCTGAAGAGCTGTTTGGAACTTCTGTGTGTATAATTGCATATCTTGTGTATTTTTCAAGTATGAATACGCTTCTGCTACCACACCATATAATAAAACCTCTGGTGCATTATTAGAAACAAAAGTTGTTGTTGAAGTTGATCCCGAACCATTACCTAATCGCTCTGGAGTTTCAGAATACCATAACTCTGCAGTATAAGCAGCATTAGGAGTTGGAGCTACTATCAAAGTATTTGAATCCCAGTTTGCCCAATACTTAGGTTCACCCGTAAAACTTGTATTTGAAGTTGATCTTTGAACTGCATACTCATCGATAAATGTAGTATCAACTTGTTCTAACCACTCTATTGTTCCATCTGATTTATGTAGTTGTAAACCCCTTGCAAATCTAAAACCTCCCTCAGGACCTGATACATCTAAGAAAGAGTTATTAGCGATGAAAGCTGACGTAGCATATCTTCGTTGTGAGTCAGAGTCTAAAAGTCTATCTATTTGATTTTCAATATTTGTAATAAAAACATTGACTACAGAATTAGATAATACATCAGATGTAACCTCTGTATAATTTCTAACATTATCTAAAAGCTCACTATAATTCATGATATCTCCACACTTACTGTACCAACACTTGAACCAATTAACAAGTCTGAGCTTTGACTAGACGGGATCATACCATCTGATTCAAACGCAGAATCCCCGGGTGCACCTACAAATACAGTTACGGGTTCTTGTCTTGCTGGTCTAGGATCTCTTAATGCTATTGCATCTGCAGGATGATGACCTGGATCTAATTGTGGATGTTTAGGCTCAAAACAATCAGGACATGTAAAAAGTCCATTCCATTCTTGTCTTAATTGTAAGTATTTATATTGTTGACCACATCTATCACATAGAGCTATAGCACGATTACCATTTGCAAAGGTCATTCATTACCCCACGTAAAAACTTCTAGGCACAATATTTACAGATGTAGATTGACTATCCTCTGTCAATGCTCTTTGTAATTCTGCCTCGTATCGTCTTTCTAATTCTTGTGATCTTTCTGGTGCTATCTCTTGTCCGAGGTAGTATGCTAATCCTGCGACAGTGCAAGGTAGAAATCTAAAAGGAGCATCAGGCTCATTTGTATAAGCACCTACGTCTTCTATTCTTCCAACATAAAAATAATTTATTTGTGTGTCTGTTTCATTAGGTGTTTGGTAAAGATTTATTTCAACATTTGATAAATTTCTTTGCACAAAGTATTGACTTGGTTGTCCTTGTTCAAATTTATTAGGCACATTTTCATATTCAGATCTAGATATCTTTGTCATGCTGGTGTCTGTTGTTGTGTTACCACTAATTTTTCTAAAAACTAATTCTAATACGTCTGATGCATCAGACGGTGCTGTATATGTTGTAGTGCCCGCAGTAAGATTTTGTGTGTGATTTTTTACTTTCCATAAATGTATACCCCGATTACCCCACTCTGAAAACAGCAAGTTTAAATTGTCCCTTGCTGCTTGCAGTTCATAACCTGTTCTCATAGATTTCCCACAACGAGCGTAAGCACGTTCAATAATGCTATCAAAACTAAGATTAAAAGTGGTGGTATTCGAGGTAGCCATATTACATCTTTGGCTTCATGCCACCGCCACGCTTTTTTACTGCGCCACGTTTTTTAGGTTTTTTCTTTACGACATTCTTTTTCTTGCCGCCTTTTTTCAT